GACCCAAATCGTTCAGACCTAATTAGGGAATGGCGGGATGATGGGGTGGATCTGTATAGGGCTAAAGGTGATGTAGAGGAAGGAATCGAAGCCATGAGAGATTGCTTAAGCCCCGTGCTTGGAAAGCCAAAAATATATATCAATAGACGCTGCAGAGCGTGGAGAACTGAAGTTGGTCAGTATTCGGAAAAGAACGGAAAGCCGATCGATGAAAATAATCACGCTATGGACGAAACCAGATATTTTGTAGCGCGGTGGGTAAAACCATTAAAGCAGATAAGAGTGAGGGGGATCACGCAATGAAAATACCATACCCAAAGGTCAACATAGAGAACGGCCATGTCAAGGCCGGAATTGCCAATATAGATGTAAGATTCAAGGGCAGAGCCTGGGTGAGCCCTTCGATAGATGACGAGTCGGCCTGGGGAGGTGGCGATACATGGGGAGAGAGCCGGTTCCAAGCGCTCAATGAGCCGTCGATACAGCTTAAATATTACAACTCATGGGGCTATATCTGCATCAATTACAACGCAAAACAAATTTCGAGACAGAAACTAAAGCTCTATGTGACGAAGAAAGTTGGCTCTGCCTCGTTTAAAAACACGCTCACAAGGAAGCTGAGTACAAAAGAAGTAGCTTGGGTCAAGGAGAACCGTGGACTCCAGAGATGGGTAGCAAAGGACGTTGAGATCGAAGAGGTGTTGGAGCACCCGTTCTTAGAGATGATGAAGGCTATAAATCCACTCCAGAACCAAGCAGATATGTGGATGCTGACTGAGACTTTTATGGGGATTACGGGCAACTGTTATTGGTGGATGCGCCCCAATAATCTAGGAATCCCTTATCAGCTCTGGATTTTAGAGACACAGCGAACGGTCCCAGTGCCGGGAACAAGCATTGATAATTATGTCGCTGGCTATGTCCACCGGATAGGAATGAAAGATATCCCTTTTGATGCAGATGAAGTAGTCCATCATAAATATCCAAACCCTCATACAAAGCTAATAGGCTTGAGTCCTATGCAGGCGCTTCAAGACCCGTTGGTCATAAACGATGAAATGTATAGGTATGAGAGAGGGGTATTTGCGAACATGGCACGACCGGACGGAGTACTTGAAACTCAAGATGACGAGGTGCTGGCAAAGACAACTTTTAATAAAATAAAGAAAGAGTGGAATCAGACCTATGGCGGGGCGGCTCAAGCGGGCAAGGTGGCGTTGCTTGAGGGCGGAGTTAAATACAAGCAAATCTCAATGAAGCCAAAGGACTTGGGACACCTCGAGGGGAGAAAGCTCACGAGAGAAGAGATAGCGGGCGGGTACGGTGTACCGATGGCTTTGCTTACGCCAGATAAAGTGAACCTGGCCAACGCAAGAATAGCCTACGTCCAGTATATGAGGGACACGATTGACCCAAAGCTCAAAGTCTATGAGCAGAAGATAAACGAACAGCTTCTGATAAGATACGAGGATGAAAATATCTTCTGTGCTTTTGATGATTGCATCCCGGGAGACAGGGAGTTTGCGCTCAAAGAGAGGGAAGCTAATCTTAAGTCCGGATATTCTGTCATAAACGAGCTGAGGAAAGAGGACGGCAAAGAGCCACATGAGGAGTATGGGGACATGCCGATTATGGGTTCGAACATGGTTGAGTTCGACCCGAACGCTGAGCCCGAACCCAAGGTGCCGTTGCTTCCTCCTAAACCCGAAGAGGAAGAGGAGGAGGAAGAGGGTAAACTTGCCAAAAGGATAGCGAAGGAGATTTTTGAAAGGCTATGAATTTCGCAAAGATTGATACTGTAAAGCTCGTAAAGCTCGTAAAGAGTGAGCTGTTTATCCTCATCCTGAAGGAACATTTGCCCAAGCACCTGAAAAAGAAGTTCGATGAAGCTTTAGTCAAGAAGATCACTCATGCTCAATTTCTAAGGATAAATAAAGATCATATCAAAAAATACACAGCCCAGCTCGAGAAACGGTTCAATGAGATAGGGCGTGAGGTATTAGGTAACATCAAAAAGACTCCTAAGTCGTTTGACCGTTGGAATGAGGCCAGACGGCAGGCAGAAGCCATGAAGACGTTGATTAAAACATGGAAAGCATGGGTTGAAGCTGACGAGACAGAGAGAAGCGCCGTTATGCCAGAAGCTCTCTTGTATGCCAAATTCGATGTTGATCAATGGCTATTTAGCCGTCAAAAATGGAGGGGGATTTTTACTACGGACGGCAAGCTCTATACGGCAGCGCCGCTAAAAGACGGTGGTGTGATGGTGCTGGACGATCTTCCTGTGGAGATGTCGTTTGATCATACAGACCCAAGGGCAATAAAATGGGTGGCAGAGAACGCAAAGAACGCCGGCTGGTCGATAACTCAGACCCAGTACGACAGGCTAAAAGTCGTTCTCATGGACTCTCTGGCCGATGGTCTTTCTATCCCCAAAATAAGGGATAAGATTGAAGAGGCGATGGAGGTAGCGGCTAAAAGGGCAGAGCAGATAGCCAGGACTGAGGTGCTCAAGGCTTCGAACCGAGGCGTATTAATAGGGATGAAACAGAGCGGAGTGGTAGAGGGGCGTCAATGGCTGGCAACGATGGACAACAGAACATGTTTTCTAGCCAAAACAAAAGTCATGACAGATAAGGGGGAAAGGAATATTGAGGATATAAAAATAGGTGAGATTGTCTTGACTCACCTTGGGTGGAACAGAGTAAAAAATACATACAAAAGAGAATACAATAAGCCATTAACTGAAATCAAAATGTCAAACGAGAGGACATTAAGGGCTACTCCTGACCATCCAGTCTTTGAGATGAATCGTGGATGGGTTGATGCTGGGGATTTACTTGCTGGCTCGAAACTTCAAGCTTGTGAAAACAAAATGGTTTATGTCAGAGCAATTAACAATATCGGTCTCCTTGAGGCGAATTACCTTATAACCAAGGGCAAGAAGTTTTCTGTCTTTAATGGAATCTTTCTTAATATCAGAGTGCCAATATTCACTGTCAACTTCAAGACAAAGATTAAGATGTGGAATAAAAAAATCAATACTATAAGTAGAAATTTGATATTCTTGAATGAAATCAACTTTAAGAAACTCAAGAGATTTGCGTATCGTCTTTTCAAGCGATGTTTCTCCAGAGTGTTTACGATAACAAGAAAAAGAACAAAAACGTCGGATCCCTTTTTCGCTAGGGCAAATGCGAAACCTTTTTTTGCATTGAAGACATTGAATATAGACAGGAGGACGCCTACATTCTTCAGAACAATATTTAATATCTTCTCTTTTTGCAGTAAATATTTTTCCGCACCGCTTACATTCTCTATAGAGCGTAAATTTTGTTTTGCATTCTCGACTACAGACGATATATCTATGAGAAATGTTTTTATAAACAGAAAACTCCTTATTGCATACAGGGCACATTTTTATAATTTTTTTCCCTTCCTTATGAGCGGTCATGTAGCAAGCACGAGAACAATATTTCCTTGGACGGCTTCGATAAGAATAAATTACTTTTCCACATTGTTTACAAACGCTTTTTTTCCTAGTGATAGTAGACTTATGATAGCAATCCGCAGAACAATAAATCGATTTAAGAGAAGTAGAAGAAAACTTTTTTCCGCAATATTTGCAAGAATGCATCATTACGCTAGATATTGTACATCAAAAGTCAAAAGAAGTAAACCACTATTTGTTTATAACTTGGAAGTGGATAAAGCAAAAACATATTTTGCAGAAGGCATCTTAGTGCACAACTGTCCAGGTTGTGCTGAAATGGACGGCACTACAATGGCGTTAGATAAACCGTTCTTTAAAAAAGGGAGCTCAACCATGTTGGGTGGCATCCATTTTGCTTTCGACTATGAGGAGATACAGCATCCTCCGCTTCACGTTTCGTGTCGCTGTACGCTGTTGGCAATCCTAAAACAGGTTTAGATATAAAAGCATGACCGAAAATTAAGGAGGCTTAAAATGAGGGAGCTAATAACGCAAAGAAAAAACCTGAGCGAGGTCAATTTCGCCGCCCAGGATATTGTCGATGGGTTCATCGATGAAACACTAAAGGGGGACTGGCCGTTTACGACCGATACGGAGATCCCGTTTGTTAGGAAATTCTACATCCAGGATGAGATCCAAACAAAGGCTACACCAAGGCAAAAGCTGGACGCTGGTCAAGTTGTCCACTATATCTCGACTGCGGCACTAGATAGGGATCATGAAATAATGAAACCAAGTGGCGTGGAGCTTAAACACTACAGGAAAAATCCATTGGTGCTGTGGTCGCATGATCCCACAGATCCAGATAACATCGTTGGTAAAAACGTATGGGTAAACCAAGACCAAAAAGGGCTTGTTTCGTTAACCCAGTTTGCGTTGTCAAACGAGAAAGCAGCTAAAGTATACAACCTATACCGGGATGGTTTTCTCAGGGCATGGTCAGTCGGGTTTACTCCGCTAAAGGGGAAGAAGCCAAAGCCTGATGAGAAGCTCACGTTTATAATGGGCGACACTCCAAAACCAGGTGAGGTTATGTACGTCCATGAGAAATGGGCGTTGCTTGAATACTCTGCCGTTGGCGTACCGTCCAATCCAGAAGCGCTCACAGAGCAGGTAGCGAAAGGCTATGAGCTCACAGACGAGCTTGTCAAAGAGCTTGAAATAAATTTGGAGGGATACGAAATTGGGAAAAAAGACAAAACGATCATTGACCTTGGAGGGATATTAGGCGATGGGGAGTCGAAAGAAAAAGGCAAAGAAAGCAAGGAGGAAGAAGGTGGCGAAGAAGGCAAAGAGAAGGGCGGTGATGGGCTAAAAGGCATGGACTTAGAAGGCAATCCTTCAGCTTGGGATATTGCCTCAGCTTTAAGGGCTGTATTTCGGAAGAAGGAAACGAAAGATAAGTACATTTATGTCGCAGATCTATATCCTGTGAACTATCCTGATGGGCACTGTGTTGCTGAAATAAACACCGCCGGCAAGCCGAATAAATATTTCCTTTATGATTACACATACAACGAAGGCGAAATTGAAATCGAAAACCCACGGGAACTTGATCTTGGATACACAGCGAGATCGTGGACTGAGATACTCCAGAGAGCCGATACGACCATCATGACAACCGAACTCTATGAAGGCATAGCTGAGAATATCGAAGGCATGAAATCGGAGCTTATGGAGCTAAAGGCTGGCCGTGAAATCTCGGCAAAGAACATGAAAATGTTAAGCGAAGTGGCGGAGAAAATGGAAGAAGCGACCACGGCGGTTCGTGCACTGCTCGATGCCAACAAACCCGAAGAAGGAAAACACGATGACTCCAAAACGATAAATGTTGAGGCTCTGATGAAAGACGTTAAAGTTGACAAGGAGGATGAAGCTGTGCTAACAAAAGAAGACCAGCTAAAAGTGCTCGAGGATATAAGCATGGACGACCTGGCAAAGGAAGTCATGGAAAAGCGAAAAGGGAAAGTGAGTTAAGGAAGATGAAATTTAGCCATACTAACCTATACCCCAAGAAGACAAAGGCCCGCTATGAGCTTCTAAAGGAGCCGCTAAATGCATATAAATAAACACTTTACGCCGATATTGGGAAAAACAGAGGAAAAATAACAGAAAATGCACAAAAAAAGGCATATTTCAAGTAATAACGCAACATAAAGCCCATAACAGGGCTTTTATTTTTAAAGGTAGCTGAAGATGAAACGGTTATCTGAGGTAAGCTGGACAGGTCAGGCGATGAAAAATGTCAAGGGACAGCAGTAATCGCTGGAGATGCTGAGGCTTACGGAAGGTAGCAGACAAATTTAAGTAAGGAGAAAAAAATTGGGAGACGAAAACAAAGACAACAAAATTGATAGTGTCGATAAGCTGAAGTTCCTGGTTGGTGACATCGTTGACCGCAAAATGAAAGAAGACGAGTTTGTCAAATGCGGAGACTTAAAAGAGCTCGTCAGAGAAGAGATGAAGCATGTTGTATCCGATGAGCTCAAAGACGCCTTCGAAGAGCAGATCAAAAAGCTCGAAAAACTCCCTGGCCAGAATGGTGAGAAAGACATCAAGGCGGGAGACAACGAGCTTAAAGGATTGTCGAAAACAGGGAACTACGATTACTTCGCCGAATATGCAAAAGACGTCTATCTCGCAGGCATGAGAGGAGCCGAGCCTTCACCTAAATTCGATGCTTGGCAGGGAAGCGTTAAGGCGTACAATAAAGTAGTCAAGGCCGGAGATCCAAGTCTTGAAGTCGGCGATCCAGAGCAGGGCGGATACCTCGTGCCAGAAGAGTTCTCAGCGACACTGCTTGAACGTGGATTTACAAACTCAGATTTTATCAGCCGGTGTACAAAAGTTCCGATGCAGACCAATCAGGTCGGGATGCCTTTCCAGGAAGACTTCACTCACACATCATATCTGCATGGCGCTATGATGGCATACTGGAAAGAGGAGTTGGGGACAAAGGTGGCCACGAAACCCAAGTTCGGAAAAGTTACACTGAAACTCCAAAAGCTGATTTTGATGGTCTATTCTTCGGACGAGCTGCTTGAGGATTCAGTCGTGTCTATGGAGCCGTTACTGAGAAAGAAAGCCGGAGATGTGTTCGGATGGAAAATCGACGAATCAGTGATCAGAGGTTCAGGAGCAGGCCAGCCGCTAGGAATACTCGGAGCACCCGCACTTGTATCCCAGGCTAAAGAGGCAGGCCAGGCAGCTGATACGATTGTGTACAATAACATAATTAAAATGTGGAGTCGGATGCACCCAAGAAACCTCGCTAATGCGGTTTGGGTCGCAAACTCGAATACGTTCCCACAGATAGCGACAATGACGATCGTTGTTGGCACGGGTGGAGCACCTGTTTACCTGCCAGCCAACGGTGCGGCTGGAGCCCCGTTCGGGACGCTCATGGGTAAGCCAATTATCTTCACAGAGCACGCTTCGACGCTGGGAGACCTCGGTGACATAATGCTCATTGACTTCTCGGAATACCTCATCGGACAGAAACGAGGCGCAGGAAGAGGAGTTCAATACGCGAAATCTATCCACGTTCAGTTTATCTATGATCAGACAGCGTTCCGGTTCGTACTCAGGATGGACGGTCAGCCTTGGTGGCCTTCTGTGTTTACGCCCATCCGTGGAGATACTCAGTCACCTTATGTCGCACTTGCGGAAAGGGCATAGAAGGAGGATAAAATGGCTTATGTAGCAATGCAAAAAAAGTTTGACCTGGATACGGTCATCACACTGAAGGTTCCAAACGCCATAATCTCAAGCGCGACCACAACCACTCAGAGCACTCCGTATATCTCGATGGCGAAGTCGTTCCACCTGGCTTTTATCATGCAGCCGCTTGATACGACTCTTGCGGGTGCAGTGACGGCCTGGCTGTTAGAAGCAACAGGCTCAACAACCGGACTCAAGACAGGGACGCCTTTGGGGACTACATCATGGAGTGCAGGGACAGGAGACCTGGGGATTAAAATCCTGGAAGTCGAGAGCGCAGAGCTTGATGTGGCGAACGGTTATGATTTTGTGGCACTCAAAGTTAAGACGGCGGGAGCCGACTCTTGGGGTGTCCATCTTATCAGAGGCCCGAACAGATACGATCCTGCGAGCCTGATTTAGTGATATAGGAGGCATGAGGTGGAAGTTAAACTAAAGAAACCCTGGAAAAACCACCCTGCCGGAACTGTCATCGAGTCAGTAAGCGATGGTGTCATGAGTGATCTCAGAAAGCTGGGAGTCTTAGATACTGGGAGAAAAAAACCTTCCAAAAAACCACCTGTGGTTTCGATGGAGGAAAAGACCAAATCGGTCATATCTCCTGTAAATAAGATGATCAGCGAAGCACCTAAAGAAAAGAAAGAGGAGGGGGAGGCCAAATCCCCCTCTTCATCCAAGGAGAAGTAGATGCTGGAAATCAAATTCAAAAAGCGATACAGGGACTACAATAGGGGTGATGTTCTGGAAGTTACAGATCAGAGGCTCTTGACACGACTGCTAGTGCTTGATGTTATCGAGTTCCCAGGGAAAAGGTACTTAGTAAAGCCCGCAAAGAAGAAAGTTGCGGCAAAAAAGCCCACTCTGAAAGGAACCGCAAAGAAGAAATCCTTGACGAGTGTGAGCAAACCCAAGACGGCCAAGGAGACTGCGGAATCTTCGGGCTAAAATAGGAGGTAAGCAATGGCACATGAATTTAACACACGGGGAAGTAATTGGTATGGGAATTTCTCAGTATGGGACTCAACGGTATGCCCTCAAAAGCATACGTCCCTTTTTGAGCTAGTTCCCTTGGCAATGCTGTCATATCCGAACCTAGCATTTACGTTTTTCGATGACTTCATCACCATGCCATCGACCAAGGCCGCACAATCCGGCCATTGGGCTGTGACTGAGGATGATGGAGCAGACGGAACGGACGCTGTGCAGGAAGCCGTAAACGGCGTTTATCGCCACTACTGCGACGGAGACGATAATGACGAGGCATACGTCCATCACAATCTCGAGATGTTCCAACTCAGGAATGGGAAACACTTATTTTGGCAAGCTCGGGTCAAGTTGACCGAAAGTGCCACGAATAAGGCGAATTTCATCGTCGGACTGAGTGAAAACGTTGGGGCAGACCACTTGGTTGATAACGGAGGCGGACCGCCAGCTAACTATGACGGCATGTGCTGGTACAAGCTAGACTCGAATATGTTTATCGAGTTTGAGACATCGTTGGCAGCAGCACAGGTTGAATCATCTGATGTGGCCGCTCATACGTCCGGCACGTGGTACGAACTCGGTGCATGGTGTAAGCCTAACACGGCTACGACGTTTACAGTGTTTCCGTATTATCGGATAGGCACAGCGAACGGAGTTCTGAGGGCATCCAATACTCACGCATTGACTCTTACGGGTCACGGTGAGATGGAAGCCTTTTTTGGTGTCAAGGCAGGCTCTGGAGCCGAGGAGTATATCGAGATCGATTACTTCTGGGTATGCCAGGAGAGATAGGCGATAGTGAAAATGAATCGGGATAACGGGGCAGAGATGGCCTCTGGCTTGTCCAGGTATGGCGTCCCTTCCCCTGTTCCCGATAAATAAAAAAAGGAGAATAATATGAAAAAAGTAAAACTTATTATCGAGGCAACAAAAGAGGAAAACGAAATAACCATTCCATTGCATATTCGAGGCGTCGAAACGTGTACATCTTTTAATGGAGAGCCAAAGTTGGTCATCACCGCAATCGGTGAGAAAAAATCAGAAGTGGAAAATTGGGGGAAACTGGCAGTTGAAGCGACCCCATTTTCGGAGTGAGGCATGGAATCAAAACCATACGAGCAGTTCTGGAATATCCAAGCAGAGCCGCTAGAGCTAAACAGCCGAGCTGATATGAGGTGTATTTTCTGTAATGGAAAAATGGAGGTCTCACATGGCGTATATTTCGAGTTCGAGCTTACCATGCACGGACCCGTTGATAAGAAAAGTCACGCTATGGATACGTGGGTCAGATGTCAAGATTGCGGATACACAAACGTGCACGGAGTCGCTATTAACGAGGCGACACATCGGGCTATTGAGAGAATAGTCCAGACCGCTCCTCAGATGGACCCGCAGGGTAAAATCACAGAAAGGGATGCGGACTTTGAAATCGAGGAAGGGACGAAAGGGATGGTATTCCCTTTCAACAAAAAGGAGCCAAATATGAAACCAGGAAAACCTGCATGGGACGGGTATGAAAACATAGTCGCTCTTGTGCCAAAATTTGATATGACATGCAAGATGTGCGGGAATTGGATGAAGATGGAGAAGAACAAAGGGAACTTTAAGGACGTTAAGCTCATAGACGGACAAGTACCTCTTGTGCTCAGGCACTCCAGGATGCATAAAATCCGGAGGACGAAAGTTGTAAAAAGACTGAGGCCGCCGTTTCGGTTTCCGTTTTTTGACAAGTTTCAAATAACAATCGAAAAACCAACAGGTAATTGGTTTACGTTGCCTGTTTTTAGGATAAGCTACAAATGTCCTGTATGCGATTGGCTGCCTACGTTTATAGTGCCAGTCCCGCAGGATTACTGGGATACAATTTTAGGGCTGAGGAAAGGCGAGCCGATGTACTATCCACCGCTTGACGAGTGGGGGAAAGAGGCGGATTACGACCTCGTAAAGGAGAAGCTCGAATCTCTCGGCTACGTATAAGGAGGATAAAATGAAAAAGCTGCTTATAGCCTTAGCGGTTATACTGCTAATTCTTCCGGCGTTTGGGAACTTGAGGTACTCGTATGATTTCTTGGCTGCTGATGAGACGGTGGATGATAATACAACTTCAGTCCACGGGACAGGTTTTGCTGCATATACGACAGGTGGAACAGTTCAGGAGGCTACACATTTGGAAGTTCATTCCCATAGAAAATTTGCCATACAGGATGATATTGGAAGTTCTAGCGGTGGTAATCTCGTATCTTTGACGGCAACAAATACTATTGAAATGTACATAAAGGGAGTTACGGATGCGACGAATTTTACTTTCGATTGTCTTACAGTGAGGATAGTTAGGATTAATTAACGGAGGTGTAAAATGGCCGTAGCTTCAGATTCTTTAATTACAGTCGAAGATTACAAGAGCTGGAAAGGAATCGAGAACAGCATGATTGAAAGAGACGCAATCTCTCTTTACTGTTCTGCAGGAGACGCTACGGCAGCTACAGTCACGAAAAGTGGAGATACTCTTACCCTTGTGATCACAGGCGGGACAAGTGCCGGAACGAACGCCTTGGATTTAACAGCCGCAGCAAACGATACGCTCGGAGAACTGGCCGCAGTGATTGAGGCTCTTGCGGGATGGACAGCGACTTTAATTGGTTGGAGTTCAGCGGATTCGACTGATCTAAAAAACCTAGCCTCGACAAGCGTGCTCGGTTCATCGCTGGAAAAGACGCTTATCTTTTACGATAACTATATCATCGAACGGATGATTGACATGGCAAGCGATGTTATAGAGAATTACCTGAACAGGAAAATTAAAACCGCTACGTACACAAACGAAAGATACGACGGCGGAAAAGATATGGTTTTCCTCGAACAGTATCCGGTCACAGCCGTAACTCAGGTGTGCAACGGATATGAAGACCCGATAAGGATAAAAAACACGTCTGGAAAATTCAACGCCTATGCGATTGTATCGGCTACGGGGGTTGCGTTGAATGTAGATGGAACGCCTGTAGCAGAAAAGACCTTTGCATCGTATGCGACAATGGCGCTCTTGGCGGCGGCTCTAAACGCAGAGAGCGGATGGGAGGCGTCGTGTCCTACGAGTGCATACAACGATTGGCCTTCGAGCCTGTTGTTTGTCCAACCGAATGTTTTCTGTCTGGACATGTATGGATACCTTCAATGTCCTAGTGATCCGCTTGAAGACTACACTTTTGACCTCAGAGACGGGATTGTTTATCTTCCTGGGGGATTCGCAGGTGGGTATAAGGATGTTTTTGTCACATACGTTGCCGGATACTCAACGGTTCCGGATGATATTATCTACGGCGTGTGTAAATTTGTGGGCTGGATGGACGACGGAAGAGAGGAAGACGAAAGCATGAAGGGTGAAAAGTTGGGAGATTACAATTATACGAGAGCCGACCTTGAAGAAGCCTTATCGGTCTCGGAGATCAAAGCGCTGAGAAAACACAGGAGGCCGTTGATCTGATGAGCTTAAAAACTATGATCCGGAAAGCGCACACAAAATGTGACATCAAATCTCTTTCTACCTCTAAGGGTGCAGGAGGAAAACTCACTAAAACCTGGAGCATGAGATACCATGATGTACCATGTCGAATGAACGCCGAGATGTCTCAAGCTGAAATACTCCGTTATCAAAAAGCGAGCATATTTCCGGATTTTATCATGTATGTCTTGTACCGGAGCGGGATAGAAATAACAGACAGAGTGATTTTTAAGAGCAGAACTTTCGATATAAAAAAAATAGACGACTGGGACGAACAGCAAAAATATCTTAAACTTGCATTAAAGGAGATTGTATGAACGAAAAAAAATCCAATACTCCCGAAGAGGTTCTCGCACGTTTTCTTGCGTGCTGGAAGGAGAGACAATGGGATAAAATGGTCGAATTTACCCAGCTATCCTGGGTTGATGCTTGCGACGACCCAGTGGAAATGCTGAAGGGCACTTTCTCGTATAAGCCACTTAAAATTACCGTTGTCGGAGCGGAGAAAATAAGCGACGTGGCGTATAAAGCTGTGCTGGATATAGCATACGCACCGGCAAGAGGAGTTATTACAAACATGAAAGTAGAAGCCAGGGTGATTTGCGAGGCCGTACCTATGCAGCCGGACCCGAATGGTGTGTGGGGTGTAAATCCTGAAAGTTTATGGAATAGGATCGATGGCGAAAAGACCGGTTAATCCGACAATAAAAATGAGCGGAGTGGAAGCTCTTGCGGAGAACTTTAACAAGCTGCGAAAAAAGGCGAGGGACGGAGTGAGGAAAGCAACGATGGTCACTCTTATGCTTATCCAAAATGACGCAAAGAGATTTTGCCCGGTTGATACGAACAGGCTGAGGGCTTCTATTTCTTCAAACTGGACTGATTCAGGGATGGCAAGAGGAAGGGTTCAAGGTAAAGTCGAAGCGAGGCCGGGCAAAAAACCGAGTACGGCTGAAGATGGAATCGGGAACCCAGACGCCTTGGGACTAAAGGGAATAACCGGAGTGGTTGGGACAAATGTTGAATATGCAGAAGCCGTAGAAAATCTCACTCCTTTCCTTTGGGGAGCTTTCCAAACGAACAAAGCCGGCCATAAACAGAGACTTGTAACAGCCCTTGGTCGGGAGTTTGAAACCTTGAGAGTGTAACATGAGCGATGCAACAGACGTACCTTTTGATGACATCCAAAACGCTTGCTATGCGCTTTTTATAGCCGCACCTGCGATTACTGGGACGGTTTACGATGAAGTCGATGAAAACGAGTCCTGGCCGTATACGATTTTAGGAGAGCCGAGCGACACTCCGATGGAAGCACGAGGCGTAAAAGGCCGGATTGTTATCGTCCCATTTGAAGTTTTTAGTCGTGGCGCTGGAGGGAAACAGGAAGTCTATACAATCATGAGTGAGATTGTGGTCAAGCTGACAGCAGCCAAATTAACGATGACAAACTGGAGTGAGATATGGAAAACATTTAATGCTGGAAGAGTCGTTAGGGAGCAAAAAGAGGGAAGCCCGCTTGTATTTCGTGGAACGGTTACGATGTTAATCTCGGTGGCGAAGAAATGAAGATCTTATTTTTAATTTTCGTAATAATAATAATAGTGCTATATTTATTGATTCTAGTATGTGGCATTATTTTTTTTGCTTCTATTGCATTAAAAAATAATCCGAGGAATTTTCAATGAAAATATTCGTAGCGTCAACAGGGAGATGCGGGACGGTTTTTATGTCCGAAATTTTCAGAAGATTGACCGCTATCCCGAGTTTCCATGAGCCAAAACCAAGGTGTGATGGCGAGATTCTAAAATATATCAACAAAGATAATACGCTGAAAAGGATGCCTAACAAAGTGATGCAAGAGCTTGTGAATAAAATCACTCAAGTAAGAAATGATTCAGTCGATGGTAATTATTTTGAATCAAGCCAGTTATTCGTAAAAAGTTTTTGCTATTGGATGATCGAGGCATTTAAAAAGGACGTTTATGTAATTTATTTACACAGAAATCCAATAGAAGTAACGATGTCATACTACAAGAAAAAAATACACCAGGAAAAACAATGGAACAGTTGGCATCTTCAGAGTCATTGGGGCAAGAACATATTGAAGACAAAAGGGAAGCTGAGTTTCTATGAAAACTGCCTGTGGCAATGTTATGAAATCAGAGAGCGGTTTTTACGTTTATATTGGGAACTCCCAGAGCCAAACACGTTCGAATTTGACTTTAGAAAATTAAACGATGTGACCGAATGGAAGAGGCTTTTCAGGCAATTCAGAATAAAGCACAAGCCGTTTTCCAGCCTTCCCGTTGTCTCAAAAAATGAAATTGCGGGAGACAAACTGGAAACGCTGGAAGGGCTTTTATCGAAATGGGATGAGCCTGGGGTGTGGCCAGAGGACGAGCAGGATGATTTCGATCGGTTGGATTCGATAATTGACGAAGGTCAAAAAATTATAACTCATAATACAAGAAGGATGGTAGCAAATGAACTTAGATGATGTCGCTGTGGTGGTGACAACGTTTATCCGGCCAAAGGAGCTTATGACTTGCGTGGCCAGTATAAGAAAATTCTACCCTGATATTAAAATAATGGTCGCCGATAATGGACGACCCCATGCAGAACAGGCCAAATTTATGCGTAATATGCATTGTGAGCACTTACTTTTACCTTTTGATAGTGGGCTTGCGATGACGAGAAATAAAGCGTTAGATCGGCTCTCTGAATATCCGTACATCATAATGACAGAAGACGACATGGAGTTTACCGAAGAGTCGAGTATCGAGAAATTCAAGGCCGTCATAGAGGCGCATCCAGAAATAGGAGTTGTTGCCGGAGGGCTTGAGCTTGACTGCGGGACGAAGAATCTGTTTGCAAATGAGATATATGTAGATAAGTCAAAAAATATGTACAAAGTAAAAAAAATAGATTCCCCAGAATGGCATAACACAGGAGGGGTCAGATGGTATTATGCTGATTATGTCTATAATTTTCACATCATGCGCAATGCTCCCGATATCCGTTGGGATGCGGAGCTGAAACAATGTATTGAACATTTTGATTTTGCCGTACATATGAAGATAGAAACCGACTGGCTGGTAGCAGCGACTCCTGATATAGTTTGCAAACATCATGTGGCGGACGAATCCGCCGAGTATGTGAAACACAGACGTAACTTCGAGACCTGGAAAACATTCTTTAAGAAACGAGGCGTCCGTTTCTTAGAGAGCGATTCTGAGAAAACGATGAGGGATTTTCAGACAGTAGAAAAGCTCTCGTATCCGGAATACATATACCGGATGATAAGGACAATGAACGAAGCCCAAAGCGGGGTCGATATGATAGACCGCTCGCTATACAGGGATATAAATTAATTTTTTAGGAGGCTAAAATGGCAACTGACCACGTACCAATTTCAGGAGAATATTGTACTTTCTGGCTTGAGGGAGTCGCCGTGGCCGCTACCCGTACGTTCAATATGAACGTTGACCGGGCAAGCTATGGGACTTTTGTTGCTCGGGGTACGTCGAAATGGAGAACAAACTATGTCGCCGACATCGGCGGAACGTTTGATGTCGATGGACTCATCGTAGTCCAGGACACCTCCCCGACCGAAAAGCAGTTTGACGACCTGTTCACTTACATGGGAGCAGGGACACGGGTGACAATTATCTTCACTCTCCGAACAAACACAAGCGGGGAAAAGACGTTCATCTACACAGCAGAGGCGTATATTACATCATTGACAGCAAGTGCGCCGCAATTCGGGGAGGCCACATGGTCTTGTTCGCTGATCGTCTCGGGTGCAATAGCTCAGACGACAGGAACGGTTAGTTAAATTATAAGGAGGTTTCATGGAAGGAGCAATTTCGCACATTATCTTGAATCTCGATAAGCCGAGAAAATTTCGGATGGACATGACCGCAATCTATGATTTTCAGCATGAGACTGGGTTTAAAATGTCTCAACTCCCAACACTCGGACCAAAGATTGATGGGGACTCGTCTATTTTACTAAAGCTGATTTGGTGTGGAGTGAGACATGAGGACGAGAGTTTAACCTGGAGAGAGATAGGCAGGTTTATCTCACCGAAAGATTATGCTGATATTATGACTCGGGTGATCACCCACATCATTGAATCCCTAGGACTGAAGCGTCTAGCAAAAAAAGGAGAGAGGGCGACCCCCAAAAAGACGGTCCCCAAAAAGAGTGGGACTGGGAAGAAGCCCTCGAAACCGCAACAAAAGTAGGAATAGGGCCAGATAAATTCTGGCGGTTAACAGTACTCGAGTTTACGCTCGCTATCGATGGATTCGAGTGGCGAGAGAAAAACGAATGGTTCGGACGCGCAACTCAATCCGCATGGCTTATGAATATGTGGAGTGGGAAAGGCCAGAGAATAACTGCTTCGAAGCTCCTTCCTCCAGAACTCCTGGAAGGGGTGCTTCCTGGAAAAGGAAAGGTTTATAAAACAAAGGCAGAGTGGGAAGAGAACAAAAAAGAAATAATGAAAATGGCAAAATGGCACGGCCAGGTATTAAAAGCTCTGAGAAGAGGCTGGAAAACGGCTACTATTGTAGGCCACGGAGAGCTTATGAAAGACTTTAAGGGCAAGAGGAAATAGACAATGGCAACAAGTATAGGGCGGCTGTTTGCGATTATAGGCGCCGATACGTCTGAATGGGATCGCAAGATGAAGGGACTCTCTCAGAGCGCCGGAAAACTCGGAAAGTCGCTGACGATGAAATTGACGCTTCCCATCCTGGCCATAGGCGGGGCGGCGGTTAAGATGGGGGCTGATTTTGAACAGGCTATGGTAAACGCCAAAGCCGTAAGCGGTGCGACCGCAGAAGAGTTTGTTATGATGGAGCAGGTCGCGCGCGACATGGGAAAAGCGACCGTCTTCTCGGCAAAAGAAGCGGCCGACGCTATGTATTACATGGCCAGCGCGGGATGGAAAGCCAATGATATGGCCAAAGCCATAAAGCCAACACTCGATCTTGCCGCAGCTACTCAGAGTGAACTTGCTTTTACGACAAATGCAGTCGTAGCTTCGCTAAACCAATTTCAACTCGGATCGGAAGGTGCAGAGCGTGTAACAAACGTTTTCGCCGCCGCTATCGGGAACTCCCAAGCCACACTCGAAAAACTCAAAATATCTATGACCTATATCGGCCCCCTGGCTAAGTCTTTGGGCTATTCCATCGAGGGTACGACTGCAACGTTGATGAGCCTTTATAACGCCGGCTATGAAGCCTCTACCGCAGGGACGGCATTGAGGATGTCGTTTGCGAAATTGATGGAGGGCTCACAGAAGACGCGCGAAGGGCTCAAGATGATAGGTCTTGCCCTTGAAGACGTCAATCCGAAGTTTAACACACAGGAGCAAATAATCCGGAAACTTGAAAATGCGGGTATGGGAGCCGCAGAAGCGATCAAGATATTCGGCGTTCGGTCTGGTCCGGCTATGGTTGCGCTTGTCGGACAGGGATCAAATGCAATAGCAGAGTTTGAAGAGAAAATTACCGACACGACAGCAGCCAGCGATATGGCGGAAATGCAGGTTGATACCTTAAAAGGATCATTCAAGCTCTTGAAGTCGATCGTAACAGAAGTAGCAATCCAGTTCTCAAAGATTCTCGGTCCTGCTCTGAAGGATTTAATTGACAATAAAATACGTCCAGCCATAGAAAAATTCTCAGAAATGGCGAAGTGGAAAAAGGAGCTTATTGTAAAAGTTGCCGCCCTAGCCGCAGCGCTTGGTCCATTGCTCCTCGTTTTCAGCAAGTTGACAGGAGTTATTGCCGCTATGCCTGGATTGCTTGTCGCGCTTGCGAGCCCGGTTGGAATCGTCGTGGCAGCGCTCGCATTGTTGGCAATTACAATAGGGAAGGTCAAGCGTGGTATCGATGACATGACTGGCAAGACATGGCGCAAATCTATAAAAGCTATGAATGACGCTGAAGCGCAACTTAAGTCCCATGAAGTAGGCTATAGAGAGTTTCTTGTCGCCGTAAAAGACATGGGGAAAGAGGCTGATTCATTCTGGGAAAAATTTCTACTTAACAAAAGCGACGCCGCTAAAACGATTCAACAGCTAAAAGATGGAGAGATCAAGGGCTCTAAAGAAGTCGTAGCTGTCTATATGCAAATGGCCAAAGAAGCCGAAAAAAGAGCAGAGGCAGAAAAAAAGGCCATGGAAGACATTTCTAGGTTTGCGATGATTGAAGCGAAGGACAAGAAGAGCCTTGAAGTAGCAACAATCGCTCTAGCACAAGCACAAGAGGCATTGATTGGGACAGAGGAGGACTGGGGTTTAGCGCTCGGAGCCGTACA